TTTTCCAATTAGATGCAATTACGGGCTTTCCTGTCAAACTAAATTCTAATAATGGCCTACCAAATCCTTCACCATGTGTAAATGATAAACTTGCTTTTACTTTAGGATGATTATATAATTTCCACATATCTTCTGGACTTAAATCACCATGCACTAAATAAATAGATAAATTGCTGTTAACCTTTGATGAAATATCATTTACCTTTTTAAGAATTTCTTCTCTATCCCTAATACTAAAATTTGCAAACGATGTTTTAAGAATAAGGGCAGGTTTTTTGCCTTTTATTTTACTAAAAGCTGATAAAAATGTTTGTATCATTCCAGCTAAATCCTTTCTATCATGATACATATTTCCCTGTAACCAATGCCCTACAAAAAGAAAACAAAAATCTTCTTCTATGCTATCTAATTTTGATAATCCATTAGTTTTTTGGTAATCCGCCCCTTCAAATAAAACTTCCACTGGTCTACTTACTCTATGCTCTTTTATAATTTTTTCTGTATCTTTTTCTTTTTCTGTCCATACTGTCCCACAAATAATTGATTTAGAGTGTTCTGATGTTGTGATAATTAAATCCATTTTGTTACAACCTTCAACCCAATCTTTGGGAATAAGAGTTGTTTCTATTCCCGCGGTAACTCCAATATTAATTTTTCCAATTGTTTGAAATTCATTAGGAACAGTAAGTTGTACATATACATCTGGCTTTTGTCTAATTTCTGTTACAATATTATTTAATACCCAACTATCAAATTCATTAAAAGGATTTAATTGATCCATTGGAGTTGATCCCCATCTAGTTGATACTATTTTAATATCATAGCAATTTAAATCTTTAAAAGATTTTAAAAGGTCTCTCGCGTGATCTCCGTAACCACTTCTAGTGGCTATTGGAGCCTGATATAACAAAAATGGTTTACTCATAATTAATTTTTGACAAATACACCTTCAATGGTATTACCTTTTCTATCTTTAATTTCATTCCAAGCTGCCTCCAAGCATTCGGCTGGTTCTAAACCTAATTGTTTAGCTAAAATGATAAGTGTTACAAATGAATCACCAATTCCATCTTTTACTTCATCTTTTTTTGATTTTAGTAATGCTCCAGAGGTCTCACCTATTTCTTCTAAAACTTTTAATAATTGTTTTGGTGCATTTTCTATTTTTAAAATATCTTTATCTTTTGCCCAACCTATTACGTTTTCTATTAAAATATCAAAAGATGCGGTTGTTCTAAATAATTCTAATTGTTTTTCCATTTATAACTTATTTTATTTTATATAATTCAAATCTTTCTTTTGGTTTCCAGTTTTCAAAAGCTCTTTCCATTCCTTTAATCATTTCGTTGGCCATGCGTTTTGAATAAAACCCATTTTCTGAAAGAAAATGTTCTCTACCTTTTATTCCCATTTCTTTTCTTTTTTCTTTTGGGATATTATACCAATAATTAAAAGCATCTGCTAATTCATAAACATCAACTTTATCATCTATAATATACGGTGTTGGTACTGAACCATTCATACTTTGTGCTCTTGGCCAAAGTGGTTTGACCCATTCACCATGCTCAACTTTACCTTCCCATTTTCTCCAATCATGTAGAGAGCCAATTTCTACATAATCTTCAGCTGTCAAAAGTTTACCATCTTTTGTAAACCCACATTGGTCTTGTAGGCCACCGGTCACTAAAACAACTGATGGTACACCTGCCATTATCCCTTCACAAGTTGTTAAACCAAATCCTTCATTACCTGCAATATTTACTGTTATATCACACAAATTTAATAACTGATTTATTTGTTCAGTAGATAATCTATTTGTAGAAAATTTAATTTCAGTATCAGGTGCTATTCTTTTGGATACTGCTACTAAATCAGTTCCATTTTCATCTACTGGTTGAGTATGCATCAAAAGCAAAGTTTTTTTCCTTTTTTCTTCTGGCAATGAATCAACAAACATTTTATATGCCCAAATGACATCAGATGGTTGCTTCCTTCTGATATTTCTGTTTGACCAATATATAATAAAATCATAATTATTTCCAGCAAATAATTTTTGTTTAAGTTCATTATTTTCTTTATCTAACGGCTTAAACAATTCCGATACTCCATGTGGAACATAACTAACTTGCCAATCTTTTAGTGGTTTCCAAGTTTTTCCATTATTTAATGCACCTGTTCGTTTTACAATACCATAAGTTTGTTTAGAAATACATCCTAACCAATCACAGCTTTCATAATAATCTCTATTATAGTGTGGGTCTGGTAAATCATCCCAAATATGATAAAAAAATAATGGACAGGTTTGTCTTATTTCATGTTCCATATCATATAACCAAATCCAGTATCGAGGATCTGTAAAATGCAGAATGGCATCTATCTGATGTTTTGAAAGTAATTCTCTAATTAGTTCTTGTGACCCATAACCGTTAGATGGATAAAGTATTACACTAGCATCTTCAACACCAGTGTTTGCTTTTGCATCATCTGAAACATCAATTATTTTTCCATAATCAGGATGTTGAACGGCTGCTGCTACCTGTATCCAATTATATTTGTGAACTGAACCTAAAACTATTTCTTTTGACATGGTGGCTATACCACTATGCATTCTTAAATCATCCGATAAGAGAAGGATTGTTTTTTTGTTGTTACCCATAAATTAAAACTGTGAGCCAGAAATTTGTAATTCGGCAAATGAATCAATTTTATCTTTAAATTTCGGGTCTTCAACATAGAGTGTAAGAGAACGATTTACTAATTTTTGTAAACTCATTTTATCATCTAAGGTGACCCTTTTAAATTGTGAGTAAAGATTACTTAAAATCTTTACACTTGTTAGTTTGACATCCATATCATTTTCTATTTGTATATATAAATATATATATATTTATTTTTTCGAAAACGATGATTATTTCCAAAAAATTTGTATTCCTAAAATAATAATACAAAAAATTAAACTAGTAATAGTTTTAGGTGTAATTGGTTCTTTTAAATAAAACCAAGTCATAAAAGTAAATACCAAAATTGAAATACAAAACCCTATAATTCGGTTTGGCCAAGTTAATCCATCAAAATATTCTATTAAAATCTTTGTGCTCCAAATAACAGTATAACCAAATGGAATACCAATCAAAACCATCAAAAATGGTTGTCTATCAATCCATTTTGAAAATAAATGACCTTGTAATTGATAAAATGAAACTACCTGAGATAAAATAAGAAATGTTATTGCTATTATTACTTTCATAAATTAATTCCACGCGTAACAAACTTTTCTTTCTTTAAATTCACACCAGTCACATTGTTTACCTTTGTTAGTGGGATAATCAATTTCTCTATATTTTCCCTCTTTATCAAATACACTTTCTACAAAATCCATAAACCCTTTATATGCTTTATTAATAGATGGTTTTCCACTCGCAGGAATATGTTTTGAAATACGAGGAATAGGAAAATCAGCATCTTCCTTAATCTTTCTTTTAAGGATATGAAATTCTACATTGATTTTATCTTCATCTATTTTATACTTTTCAGCATAGAATTTTTTATATAATAAAATTTGTGCATTCTTAACCGGGTCTGATTTTTGGTATTTACTCCAACCAGTAGTTGATGTTTTAAAATCTATGATTGTGATTTTCTTTGTAGCAATTTCTTTGATGATAATATCTACAAATCCTATGAAGTGAACATTATCTTTAATAGGTATATTAAGTGGTAATTCTATCGCCACTAATTCATATCCCTTTTTAGAAAAAAATAATACTAATTTATTTTTAAAGTATTGTAATATCTTTTTACCATCTCCAAAGAATTCTTCTAATTCTTTTTTAGTGCAAGGAAATTCATTTTCTCCTAACTTTTCTTTTTCTTTATTAAAGTTTTCAACTAATCTATCTTTTAACAAAATATCCAAATCCATCGCCATTGCAGAAGATTTAGTAGCATTATACATTACATCTAAAAACTTTTGTAAGGTTTCATGCATTGCCGTTCCAAATATCAAATTAATATTAGCATTTGATATTGATAAACCATCGATATAAGATAACTTATATTGTTGAGGGCAAGATGTCCACATTGAATATTGAGAAAATGAAACTCTTGCCATTATTTATTTTTTTTGGTTTTTGGTTTAGAAGATTTCTTACCCTTTTCTTTTTCAACTTCTCCATATTTTGTTTTCAAATAAGAAAAGTATTCATCGCCCTCTTTAATATGAGTGAGTATATTATAATAATCGTTAGCTGTATTTTTTGAACAACTATATTCTATCATAATCAATTCTATTAATTTTTCATTGGCAGATTCTTCATTTTTACCTTTAATATAACGAAGATACTGCTTACCTTTTGGTAAAACTCCTATCATAAAAAGATAGTAAAGTTTAGGCTCCATTGTTTGAGTTAGGGGTTGGAACTGAGCAATTGTTTCAACAAAATCATAATTCATAGAAAGGAAACGATGAATCATATAATTACTCCAGGTTTTTAAATCTTCTTCTGATAATTTATCAAAATAATTAGGATCTTGATCTTTTGTTATAGCATTAAGATGGTCGAAAAGCGTTTTAGCCATTATCTAGCAATATAATTGTTATAAAATTCTAATTTAAATTGTGAATACCCTATTCTACAATTGTTTTGCCAATCCTCTATACCACCATCATCACTCACCCATTTGTAAGAAACAATAGGTATTTTAAACTCCTTGCATACTCTCGTAACCGAATAAAGTTCCATTTCAAATATACTACATTTATTTAATAATTCCAACTTTTTAGGGGTAAAATTTTTGATTTTTTCCTTTGTAATAAATGTTTCAGTAGTAAAGCAACTAACTCCTTCATTTTCAATCTCTAAGTAATCACCATCAGTATCAAATGGTGTAACAGAATATGGAACTAAAGGTTCAGCATCCATATCTCCATTATAAACATCTCTTACCTTAAGTAACATCCCCTTATCCATTGTAAAACTTCCACAACTCCCAAAGTTACAAACTAAATCAGGTTTGGGG